CCAGCATGCCCAGCCATGCCAGCAAATGCCGCAGTGACCAGTGGCTGCACGCTCATCGCCTCGCAGGCCCAGAACGTCAGAATGCCGATAAAGGCGCTCGTGAACAGTTCGCCCACCAGAATCCGAAGATCGTAGGCCGCAGACTCACCCCGGCGCACGGCGTTGTACCAGCGCACGAAACCACCCAGCATCGCAATGGCGAGGATCAATCCGTACTCTCGCAGCGAGTAGGACAGTGGGCTTCTTGATGGGATGACCTCTTGCGCCAGGGCGGGCGCTGCCATGTAGATCGACAGGATGACGGCGTAAATGTTCATCATGACGGATCAGTCCCTGCGCCAGATGTCGATGGTGAACGTGGCCGACGCAGGATCGATCGCCACGCCAGTGACGTTCGCCATTCGCACGTAATGACCTCCCGCCCCAGGAACCCCGGTGCAGACAAGTCCCCCAACAAGGGTCGATGGAGGCGTGACGTTCACGCTATCGGTCGCAAGCGCGTTTGTGATGGATACAAACTGGTCCAGGACAGAGCCTGCCGGTATGCTGACGAAATCGATAACCGCAGTGACCCGCTGGCGCCCGTTGGTCGTGGTCCCGACACCTGCGTCGTCCAGGTTCGTCGTCAGGCTCACATACTGCGGGTCTTTGATGCTGGTGCGCACCGCTGCCGCCACCACCTTGATGCCGATGCCGCTCGTGGGCAGGTTCTCCAGCCGTGGGCTGATGATCTGCGTGTCATACGCAGGCCCGGATACATGGATGCCGATGGAGGTGAATATCTCGATGCTCGGTGAGATGATGTGATTGTGTGAGCCGTCCGAGACGAGGATGCCGGTCGTGGTGTTGTTGAACCTGCAGGCGATATTGCGGTTCTCGTTGGCCAGTGTGGTGTAGATCGCGCCAATGTTGCAGTTTGAAAACACGCATTCGCTCAGCGTGTTGTAGTAGCAACCCAGCCCGCCATCTGCCAAGTGCTGCACGCCCGTATCGACGTTTGAAAACGCCACGTTCTGCAGCGAACAGTCTGTTGCGTTTCTCAGGTCGCAGCCGATGCCACCAAGGGCGGTTTTTGTGGTGTTGTCGATTGCCAGGTTGCGCAGCTGCAGGCGATACCGGCGCGTGAGGCTGGTCCCCTTGGACTGGAAGATCGGCACCGTGAGCGATGCGCCCTTGATCAGCGAATCCGTACCCGATCCAGTGATGCAAGTCCCGTTACCCCACAAAAGCGTATCTGTTACCTTGAACGTGCTGGCCTGATCGACCCACACCTCGCCACCGGGGCCGGTCAGGTAGTCAAGCGCCGCCTGAATGCGCGCCGTGTCGTCCGTGGTGCCGTCACCCTTGGCGCCCCACTGTTTGAACGACGTGGGGAAGGTCTGGGTGAGCTTCCAGCGCCCGCCATCGGCGCCAACGATGACCCGGCAGCCGTCGTCTGTGCTGATCACATCCGAGGCGTCATACCGATACGCACCGCCCCCGCCGTCGCCTGCTGCGTAGTAGCCGGTGACGAACACCGAATTGTCGGTGATCTTTCCCACCGCCCGAAGTGCTGCGATGCTCTCGACCACGAAGCTGCCGGGATATGTCAGAAATTCATGCGCCGCTTTGCTGCTCGATGATGTCAAGAAAGGCCCCATGTAAGACGACACTGGATACCCGCCAGCGGACCCGGTAACAGCTACCGCTACGCCGTTGACATCGAACGCGAAGAACTTGCCCGCACGGTCGGCAGCAGCCGGGAGCGTGGTGCTCAGGCTCGACGAGTCGCCCACCGGCACCTTGATGGCCCGGTCGGCATCCGACCCGATCTCCTGCGCGATCATGGTCAGTCGGTCCAGCGCACGCTCGTGGGCCTCGGCTGGGAACGGGTCGCCGCTGATGTAGTCGGTCTCCTGCACGATGTCGGTGTCGCGGTAGATGATCAACCTGGTACCTACTGCCGGGGCCACGAGCATCGTGCAGGAGCCCCCGGCGTCATCACCAGCACCATTCAGGGTGTAGTTTGTCGTGAGGGCCTTGGTGGTCTCGACGCCAGCAGATGACACCTCGACCACCACGATGTCCCCGTTGGCCAGGAACCGGAACGGGATGGAAAAGACGGTGGTGACCCCGTTGCCGTTGTACGTGGTGCGTGCGGTGGTGGTGCTGATGGTCATCGAATTTGCTCCCTGCGTGGTTGGGTCCACGGTTCAATTGTCTGGGCCGCTGACTGCTGCGCGATACTGGCGCCGAGAGACACTGCCCAGGCGTTCATCTGCATGGCCTGCTGCGTCACTTGCTTCGGGGTCAACCTTGACGCCTGCTGCAAAATCAGGTCGAGTTTACCGCTCTGAGGGTTCGAGATGGCGTCGACGAACATCTGCTTCGCTGTGGTCACGCTCATCTTCTTGAACAGGTACTCAGCGAACCGGGCGCCAGCACCTGCGGCGATCAGGGATGGGGTATTCGATCCCACTGTCTTGGATGCCGTGGATGCCACATTCGATCCAAGCATCCGGGCAAAGAGGGTCGTGGCGGCGTCTGTGAGGTCCTGCTGCACCTCGACTGCTGTACCGACCCGCTGAGACCGCTGAATCGACTCCAGCGCCCCGAACACCTGCTTGATCTTCCCTACCTCACGGGCAGATACAATGTCGGCATCTTGGAGGATCTGCATGGCACCCTTCTGCCCGGGTGGTGGATTGAATAGCAGTGCCTGCACCTGGTTCAGGTCGAGCACGCCACGATTGCGCCCGGTAGAAGCGTTGATTGCCGCCGTGTAAACCGCCGAGCGTAGACCGGCCACTGCCGATGGCGAGTCGATGACCGGCTTACCGTCGGCGCCCACAGTCCCGCGCTTCACCATGGTGATCAGTTTCCCGAGGTCGCGCTCCATGTTGTCCGAGAGCAGTGCCGCTTGGGTTTGCTGGATCGCATCACCCTTGGCGATCTTCGAGAACACCTTGAGATCATCCATCAGGCGGTTCTGACCCTTGGCCATCGCCTCCATGTCCTGCCCGGCACGAGTGGTCTTGACCGCGTTGGACAGGTCCTCCTTCATGCCGGGGAACCGGTTCATCAGTTCTTGGTTGTCGTCCATGAACTTGGACAGGCGCTTCGGATTCAAAGTGCGTGTTTCAGGGTCGATGGACTTGGACGCGACCAGGCGCAGGAACCGCTCCTGTGCGTCCATGACGATGTTGATTGACCCCTCGTCCTGGAGCCCCCGGGTGTTGAGAAACCTGGTGGCCTGTTCGATTTCATCAAGTTGCACAGCGCCTATTTCCTCACCGGATGCTAAGGCACGACGCAATGTAATCTCGGGGGCCATGCGGTCCCCGTATTTACCAGCAGCGGACGACTGTCCAACGAACGAGCGGGTGAACGTGTCGTGAAACTCCTTCGTGAACCCGCGGGCCTTGTCATACAGGGCCTTGCCGGCAGGACTCACGGATGCGTCGAGGTCGTCAAGAACTGCCTCAGCCAGATTATTGAAAATCCGCTCGCTGTTGGCGTTTTTGGTTTCACGCGCCTCAGCGAGAAGTTCACTTCGCAGTTTGTATAACTGACCAACTGTGGTCCCGGAATCTTTTCCAGGGATTGTCTTGAACGACAACGTTGTTTGGTCGTACTCTAAAGAGTCATCACCTCGCTTTTTCGCTTGACTGATGAAATCCGCGACCTCCGCAGGTATCCGCTTGGGTCGATATTGTGGAAGAACAGCCTCGACTTCTTCTGCGAACTGACGCTCCAAGTTATCCGAATGGGCAATAGTCGCCCCCTCGGCCTTGGTCCAGGTAGTCCACAACTCGGACTCAGCCTTGCGGGCGTCCACGATGGCGGTGTCGAGGATGTCGCGCACCGTCTTGCTCAGAACAGCACGGGTTTCCGGGGTGTCCTTGGTCACTTTGCCAACGGCCTTCTCAGCCTCAGCCATTGCGCCATCTACACGCCCCTGGATCAGGGTGCGGTAGTAGATGTCACGGGCCTGTGCTGCCGCCTTGAGCGCCTCGGGGTCTCCAGTGCGCGTGAGCAGATTGATGTGACCTCGTAGTACATCCATACCCTGCATTGCACGGGCCTTCGACTCAGCATCGAACTTCCCACTGAACGCGGCGAGGTAATCTTCCATCGCACCGAGCGCCATGGAGCCGGTCTTCTGTGCCGGCGTCAGGTTCTCCAACCCCGGGACACCCAGCGCCTTGTATGCCTGATAGACGGCGCCCATATCCTCGCCGGTCTTGGCTGCGACCTCGGCCAGCA